TTTCAGGTCTGGAGCTATTTCAGACCCTAACTCAAGCGACCGCGCAGCGAGCATCTCGGACGATCTCAGCGCCGGCATCGACTTCCTTCACGAACTTAAGCCACAGCATATTTTATACGGGAATCATGAAGCGAGACTTTACAAGCTCGCCAATTCTCCGAACGCGCTAGCGGCGCACGCCGCTACGCTCACCATACAAGCCATCGAGAAGACGGCGAAGGAACTAAAGGCGAAATTATATCCGTATCACATTCGATCCTTTTACGAGCTAGGCGGAACCAAGTTCCTGCACGGCTATATGTATAACGTGCAGGCCATCCGCGATCATGCGGAAACCTACGGGCAATGTGTATTAGCGCACCTGCACCGCGTAGGCTGGGAACGCGCACGCACGCTTGACGGGCCTTCAGGCTATTGCACCGGAATGCTGGCGCGTTTCGACATGGAATATGCTAGCACGCGCCGTGCAACATTCGCTTGGTCACAAGGCTTTGCGTATGGCTACTACAAAGATAACTCAATAAACATCAACCTATGCGAAAGACGACAAAACAACCCTTGGCTATTGCCGCTGTAAACAAAGCGTGGGAGGCTTTTTACAAAGTCTCAAAGCACGAGAGAGAGGCTGATCTTGAAAAACAGGGGTGGAAGACAGCCCGCGCTATTGCAGGTGAGACTAAGTCAACCATCGCCGCAACAAATTCACGCTTGGAAATTGCGATTAACAGAACTCAGATTGAATCAAAAAAGGCTAGAGTAATGACCAAGCAAGGACTCCGCGAGGTAAATTTCTTTCGACCGATTGTAAAATAAAAAAGCCCGCAGAGGCGCATGGGCATTGGTTGCGCTCATTTGTAAAGACTTTTCCCAAGAATTATTTTCGCTATCTACGAAAATTTTTCTTTTCATCTTGAAGGGAATGAAGGAGGGTTTGCACATCGAACGGGACAACTGCATTTACACATTAGAAGCGTTAAGCCGCAATGGAGCATTTGCAGTCATCAAATGGAAGAACGATGAAAAGCGCAAAAAAGTATTGATTGATTCAGATGGATGCGAGTTCATTATGCCCGAGCGTTACAGCATGGCCCCAGTCTTTAAAGCAATCTAATAGAAACTAAATATATGGAACCACTCACATTTCTCGCCCTATTCGGAATCTGCACTTGCTGTGCATTCATCGCCGGATACCTAATCGGCAACATTAAAGCCACGTGCGAGTCTGAGCAGACCCGCCGCTGGTGGATGAACCGCCAGATCAAACGGGAGCGCCGCTAGTGACCGCCGAAGAATTACATGACGCGGAATGCACCTTTACGCGCAATTTATTGTGCGGGATGATCCAACAAGCCGTTTACGACATAAAATGTGAAAAGGTCTTTTTGAGCAAACAACTAAACGAGGCTCAAGAGCTTGACCGAGAGTCAGCAATTCACTTCATCCGATCAAAAGCATTCCAAGGCATTTGCGACGTTCTCGCACTCCCAGCAGACAAAATTAAAACTAGAGCATTAAAATATGATATTGGCATTAGATCCGGGGACAACTCACACCGCTTTTATTCAACTCGACCACGGAAAGGTAATTGATCACGGTCACCTTCCCAATGCCGAGATCCGACAGGTTCTTATCGGTCGCGAATACGACCGCGTTGCTTGCGAAATGATCGCTAGCTACGGAATGGCGGTGGGGGCTTCGACATTCGAGACGTGCGTGTGGATCGGTAGGTTCATCGAGGTTGCACGGGTGGACGTCGAGTTGATCTTTCGGAAGGATATTAAACTTTTTCTTTGTGGAACGATGCGAGCCAAGGACGCGAACATTCGCCAAGCCTTGCTCGACAAGATCGGGCCACAGGGAACGAAGAAAACCCCAGGCCCGACTTATGGAATTAAGTCGCACACTTGGGCGGCACTCGCTGTGGCCGTTTACGCAGCACAACAAAAAGGAAAATAAAAAATGAAAATAACAAAAGGAAAACAACAACGCGCGCAGCGCGTAGTCATCTACGGAGTTGAGTCCGTAGGCAAATCAACCTTCGCGGCCAAGTTCCCCAAGCCGCTGTTCTTGGACATCGAGGGCGGCACTAGCCACCTGGATGTGGATCGCTGCGAGGTCGGGACGTGGAAGCAACTGACGGACGCTCTAGCTGAGGCTAAAGCTACGGACTACAAAACCATCGTTATCGACTCCGCGGACTGGGCGGAACGCCTTTGCGTAGAAGACCTACTCGCCAGCACCAAAAAGACCAGCATCGAAGACTTTGGCTTCGGTAAAGGGTGGGTTATGGTCGCGGAAAGAATGAGCCGGTTCTTGTCGTCCGTAGATCAACTCATTGACGCCGGCAAGAATGTGGTAATGATCGCGCACAGCAAGATCGTGCGCTTTGAAGCGCCTGACGCCTTGGCAGCATATGACCGATACGAGCTGAAACTCAGCAAACAATCAGCGCCGCTCTTGAAAGAGTTCGCGGACGAGCTTTGGTTCCTTCGTTTCAAGACCAAAGTAAGCACAACGGACTCCGGCAAAGGAAAGGGCATCGGCGGCAAGGAGCGTATCCTGTTGACCACGCACAGCGCCGCCTACGACGCCAAGACACGCAGCGGCCTTGCGGAAGAACTCCCGCTCGAATGGGCATCGGTCGCGCATCTGTTCGAAGCCGTTGCAACTAAACAGCCAGATCATATCGTTGAAGCCAACGAAATGGTCGGATGGCAGACCCGACTCGCAGAGCATGAAGGCGCGGTAAATCAGTTCCTAATTGCTCGCGGCGTTCTAACATCTGAACAGACTTGGCGAGACTGCGCTCCGGAATACCTACACCGCGTTGCGCTTCGGGTCGATCAGTTCGTGAATACAGCGGTCGAGTGGAGAGCGGCAAACTCGTGACAAATACTGCCCATTATTTGCAACGGAACTTATACCTTAAGGAATTGAAATAAAATGAGTAAAGAAATATCACCCTCAACGCTTCCCAAACTGGCCGAGTGCGCTCTCTTCGAGGGCGCAAGCGGCACAAGCGCGGCGGCGGAACGCGGCACGGCTGTAGACGTTGCGATCCGAAATCTGATATCGGCAGAAAATGACGTTGCAATAGTTGGCGAAGACGCCGGAGCGATAGCTTACGGCGTCGAGGAACTGGCACGCCTAGCGAAAGGATCGTTCGTGGAAACCCGCGAGGAATATCTGGCGATGGCAGTTCCTGGACTATCGAAACTCGGCACGGCGGATGCCGTTTGCAAAGAGCAGAAATGGGTCGCCGACATAAAAACGGGACAAGTCAGAAATTACAGAAATCAGCTCGCGGCCTACTCCTTGGCGTGCATGGAAGATAACTTTGAAGTGTCTTGGACGGCACACGTCATATATGTCGATCAAAAGATGAATCGTAGCTATGACTTTTCATATGAAGAGGCGAAGCAGATCACCCAGCGCACAATCGACCGCGCAACAAGTGCGGAGGCGAAGCCGACACCGTGCGAGTATTGTTCATGGTGTAAACACTACAACAACTGCCACGCCATCGTGCGGCAGGCGGAAAGCGCCATCGCTCTTATCCCAGACGTAACCGGCAACAGCATCGAGGCCATCAAAGATCGCATCCTTGCCACGCCGGAGTCACTAGGGTCTTTTATTCGCGAATGGAAACTGGCGGAGAAAGAGATCGCGGAACCGCTACTCGGCCACCTTAAAACCCGTCTCGAAAACGGTGACGAGGTGGCTGGCTGGAAACTGACGAGCGTAAGCGGAAGAAAGTTTGTCGAGCACGAAGCTATCGCTAAAGCCTCCGAAGGTATCACCAAAGAGACACTAATACTCGCGATGGGCGGTAAGATGTCAGAAAAGAGTTATACTGAGTTCTGCGCCAATAACGGCGTGGAACCAGATACAACGGCGATAAAGGCCGGAGCGCCGACAACACAACTCCGCCAAACAAAAATAAAATAGAAAATACAAATGCCAACATATAAAGCATCAGAACCAAAGCAGGCCGCAATTTATTTCGTCGAGCCTGGAACCTACGAAGTCGAGATCATCAAAGCAGTCGAGAAGACAAGCCAAGCCGGAAACCCTACGATCAAGCTCGACGTTGCCGTCATCCTTGAAGGTGGCGTAGAAGGGCCGAAGATGTGGGAGCACTTAACTTTTACGCCAAAGGCGGCGTGGAAGGTTGATCAAGTGCTTTCGAGCATCGGTCGGGCCGTAGTGCCAGGTGAAGACGTAACGGTCGAAGCCGAAGACTTGATAGGAGAGAAGGGTGTCTGTCTCATTGGAGTCGAGGCAGGCCAGACAAACCCAGATCATCAATTCAACTGCGTTGAGCGTTGGTTGTTCGGGGATGAGAAAACCAAATGGTTAGGCAACCGGCGCAAGCCAGCGGCCAAAACCGACAAGCATATCGTAGCCAAAAGCAACGGCTACGTTGCTCAACCACAAGACGAAACCGACGACATTCCGTTTTAATAAATGAACGGGACTCTCTCTCTCCGGCTGTGTATTTGTATGAATGACTGCCCTGTTGGCTTACGCCTCGAAAGGGGTGATCCGCTGCCAGTCTACCAACATACATACGACGACACGCCGGAGGGAAGAGCATTGGCGGAAACCCACCTAGAAAGAATAGAAGATTATGTTCGACGGCATCACAAGGCTACTAAACCTAACAAGACTAGTTAAAGAACAGATGGCTGATCTTGAATTACTCGTAGAGTTATTAAACATTCGCATCGAGTCGCTCACAGAGGAGAA